GTGGCGCTATCCCCGGCCGACATCAAGCGCGCCGACATCCAGTCCTTCCGCGACGTGGCCACCGCACTCGACGGGATGGCGACCGCGAACAACGACATGAAGACCGGCGTCGGCCGGTTACCGATCGCCGGGGACGCGTGGAAAGGAGTGTCCGGGGACGCCGCCCACCACGAACTTGACGGGTTCGGCAAGCTGCTCAGCGGTAGCGCCGAATCGAAGACTGCTGCCGCCGCAAAGATCCGGCGCGCCGCCGACGAATTCGAAGGCGTCAAACAGCTGCTAGCCAAGATCGAGAAGGACGCCGCCAACGGCGGGTTCACGATCGACATGGCAACCGGCAAGGTCACGCCCCCGCAGGGTGAGTACGACAAGAACGAGCTGAGCTACATCCAGAACACCCTGCGCCAGCTGCAACAAGCCGGGGACGCCGCGAACGCTGACCTGGCCGCGGCCGTCAAGGCAGCCAAGGAACCACCGGCCGGGGCCGGGCCCAGCGGGGCGCTGCCCACCACCCCGAACTCAGCTGTCAAACCAGATGGTGTGTTCGGCGGGGTGCAGAACCTGGCCACCGCGAACCCCGACGGTGAGCCCGGCGCAACGAAGGCTGCCGCCGCTGCGGGCACCGACACGCAGGCGAACTACAAAGAGTGGTACCCGAAAGCGCCTGGCGCCGGCGACAAGCTGACCATCGACCCAAGCAAGGCAGGCAGCCTCACCGGGACGATCGGCGCGCTCGACAAGATGCCCGGCGCCCCCAAACCGCAGGATGGCTTCGGCTCGGGCGTGGCCAAACAGTTCCTTAAAGGCGCCAACGACCGCATCGACGGAACGATCGACGAGGTCAAAAGCAAGGCGGGCCTTAACGGCACCGACAAGTTCGCCGAATCATGGACGAACAGCGCGAAGGGTCTTGAGCACCAGATTGAACGCACGCTGTTCCCTGGTGCTGCGATGGCCGAAGACGCCAAGAACGTGATCGATCAGGCCGTCACCTCCTACCAGCACCCCGAGAAGATCCCCGAGAACATCGGCAAGACCACGGTCGACGGCGCCATTATCGGGGGGACAGCGCCGTTAGGCGGGGAGGGCGCACTTGGTCGGCTCGGGGTTGAAGAGAGCGCAGCCGCACGCGGCGCTCTACCTGACTCACCCGGCATGCTCCACGACCTGCCCGGTGGACATCTTTTCGACGGGCCACCGCACCCCCACGTGGACGCTCCCAGCGGTGGCCATAGCAGTGGTGAGATAGGCCCGGTCACAGCTGAGCACTCAGGCACCATCGGTGATCACGGCGGCGCAAGCCATGCGCCAGACCTGAATCACGTGTCGACGGAATCTGGCGGTCCCGGTGGATGGAATCAAGAACTCAACAAGCCCGCGCCGAATACTCACTACAACGTCGATGACCGGTTCCACTACAACACCGACAACAACAGTCGCGTAGGCCACGCACACGCCGACCTCGATGCCAGCTCGGCTGCAGAGCGGAACGGCTATCAGCAACGAATCGCAGGCGGACCAGACCGGCTACCCGGCGACCAGGGGGGCCATATCTTCGGCAGCCAGTTCGGCGGACCGGGTGAGGCCATCAACCTCACGGCTATGCGCGACACTTTGAACAGCGTCGGAAATCGCGAATACTACAACCTCGAAAATGATTGGCGCAGTTATATAAACGAGGGAAAGAAAGTCAGTGTTGACGTGGAAATTACGTATCCCGGAGATTCAAGGCGACCCGAGATGTATTCCGTAAGAACATACGTCGACGGCAATCTCGACTCCGTGCACTCTTTCAGGAACTAAGATGGCAGACGTGACAGACGAAGCACCGTACCTCGTGCAGCTCGGAGCGCTGCAGGAAGACGCCGCAAAGCTGCTGTACTACAGCCTCCCAGCAGACGGGTGGGACACCTGCACCCTCGTGTTCCGCGAGGCGGCAAGCTACGGCGAATTCGTAGTCACACGCACCAACCCAGATGGCAGCACGGAACTAGTAGCGCCATCGAATGCCCTGATGTCAGCGATGATGAAATTGCGCGACTACATGGCAACGCAAGGCAAGGGCGCATGGCTCGAAGCGGTGATGGCGGTACAAAGAGACCCCGCTAAATTCACTTTCGACTACAACTACAACGAGCGCCCCCAGTGGAAGAAGCCCCCCACAGATGAGTCTTACGTCGAGGACTTAGCGAAGTACCCTCGTCCCGCCGATCAAATTCCCGACTGGTACCCGCGCGCCATCTGACCATCGGACCACCGAGCTGTGCGGGCGGTTGGCGCGTTGTCGTTCACCATTGGGTGATGACCGCGATCAAGCGTTTTCAGAAGACCGGCACATGCGTCACCTGCGACGGCGCGATCCACTTCTACCCGGCACCGGTGACCGATGAGCAGGCCATCGCCGAGGGCGACAACCCCAGCGGCCAATGGACACATCTCGATCCGTCCGACTGGATCGACAACCCACACGAGGCCGCGCCAGTCGACGGCTGATTCGGCGTACAGTCATCCTTAGCAGCTGAACCCGACCAATGTCCGGTGTAGGCAGCTTCCGCCCCGCCGCGATGGCCCCCTGTCGCGGTGGGGCCTCTACATCACCGGCGTGAATCGTTCGACGACGGTCAGGTCGATTGTGGGCGGGGTCCATGCCGGCTCGGTCGTGAAGTCGGCGACGGTCGGCGCGACGAACCAGAACGACTCGAAGGTGTGTTCCTTGCCCAAGACCTTCATGGTCCCGAACTGCACTTGGTAGACCAGCTTGTATCCCGACGCCAGTTGCAGGGCAGTCGAATTCGCGATCATGTCCAGGCCGACGCTGGCACGCTGCTGGTCGATTTCGGTCGGTGTCGGGTTCTCCCCTGCCGGCGCGTCGAGCCGCGGCAGCTTCAACACCCCGTTTTCGATCCTGGCGTCGAACGGCACGAGTAGCAGCGTGATCGGCGGTGTGTGTGCGGTGAGCCGGAACTGCGGCTCGGGCGGGTCCAGCTTGTTGTCCGGGCCCGCGATCCGGGGCGTGAACGTCACCGCGCCCCACGGCTTGAAATGGTCCGGACGGTAGCCGCTGTCGAGGGTGTCGGGGACGATGTTGCCGTACAGGCCAACGCATTTGAACCACGGAATGTCATTGATGTCAGCCATGGGTGGTCAACCTCCGAGGCGCTTGACGAGCGCAATATGGGAGTCCTGCAACGACTGCACGTTCGACTGAATCAGTTCCACGCTGCTGGCGAGTAGGTCGATTTTGCGGTTCATGCCGTCGAAGTCGTCGCGGTACTTGGTGGGATGCCCGTTTTGGACCTGTTCCTTTGTCGCTGTAGCAGCCTCGGCTGCAACCGCCACCGTCTGGTGCACCTCCGTGAGGCGTTCCCGGTCTTCGTTTCGCCCTCTCCAGAACACAAGTAGCGCCGCGACCGCCGCGATCGTCGGCGGAACGGTCACGATCGCGGCGACCAGCAAGTCCCAGATGTCGTTTGCATCAAACGGTGTCAGGTCGGGCACTACCTGCGGCCCCCGGTCAGGAACGACGCAGTGCGTGGTGCGTCGTCGCCCTCGGTGCGGCGGCTGGCCAGCAGCGACGAGCACACCGACACCAGAACAGCTGTCGCGACCGCAGCGGCCGTGAATCGCCAGTCGACAGTGGCGACGGTCTTGTCGCCGACGAACACACCCATCAGTGCAGCGGCGGCAGCACGCAGCGCGCGCTCGCCCAGCTCTCTCCAGAATGCCAACGTGTACATGATGATTGCCTCTCCTATTGCAGTTGTGCAGCGACGTCGAACGGAAATCCTTGGTTCCAGTTCGCCCACGTGCCCGGCAGCAGGAACAGGGTGCAGCCGTCGGGGGCGATGCGGCGGATGGTGGCGGCTGCGTGGTCGACGGCGGTCATGCCGTCCCACAGCGCATGTCCGGGGTCGTCGTACTTGCCGTGCGCGTTGGTGGCCACGAACTTGATGGCGTCGAACAGCAGGTGCACAAGATCGGGCAGGATCGCGAACAGCTGCAACGGATTGAGCAAGGCGCCGACCGCACCGAGCGGCCCCGAGGTCATCATGCCCGCCAACCCGGCCAGCACCCCGGCCAATGGATCCGCGCTGGGGGCCTGCCCGATGAGCTGTTGAAACGCTTGCTTCGGGAACTCGGTGAACAGGTAGAGCGCGAATTCCATCGTCAGCTCTGCACGGGTGAGTACCTGGTAGAGCAGGAACAGCAGACCGCGTGCCCGCGGGTACCAGTCGCCGTCGATCGAGTACGACCAGTAGCGGTCTCGCACCCACGGTGGCTGCGGCGATTTGGAGATACCCTCGCCGGGATCATCGCCAAGCAAGCTGCCCTCAGCGGGCATCGACGGGTCACCGAACGTGGTCACGCCAACGACGTATCGGCGCCATTCGGGCGGCATGGCCTCCAGGATCTTGCGCACTGAATCGCCGCCCATGCTGTAGCCGATGAGCCAGATCGGGGTTCCTGCCATCGGCCGGTACAGGCGCATCGCTTCGTCGCGGAAATCGTTGGTGGCCTTGACGAAACTATGCGCGGTAGGCGGGTTCAGGAACGCCCGCGAATCCGCCCACACGCCCTGGATCGGATACTTGGACGCCGGCGGGTTGGCAGGGGCTTCGACGTAGGCGCCGATGGCCTTGCGCACGTCGAGGTTAGCGACGCCATCACTGCGCAACGGGGTGGCGATTCCCATGCGCGCCAGCCGTTGCAGCTCGCGTGGGTCGTTGTTCATGAACGCCGTCAGATCCCGCACCGCCTGCGCGGTGCCCGCGGTGTACGTACGATCCACCGCGACGCCGTGCTCGATGGCGCGACTGTTTTTCGGGTAGGCGTGCACGAGGCGGTGTTCGATCGGGACTACCGCGTCGGATACGTCGCCTTCGCCGTAGCCGATCCACTTCCCGTCAGGCCCGTTCATGCGGCAGCCTTCTCGGCGTCGAGCCACGCTTCGATGTCCTCGGCGGCGACGGCCTTCTTGGTCTTGCTGATGCTGGCCAGCAGCGTCTTGGCGAGCTTGGCGTCTTCCTGCCGGTCCGGGTACTTACCGGGCGCGTCGGCCGCGGTCGATACCTCCCACAGCAGCGCGATCGAGGGTGTGTGGCCTTCCTTGGCCAGGGTGACCACTGCCGTCACGTGCTGATTGGCGTCGATGGCGCGCGCCAGGTTGGCGCGGGTGTTCACGTTGCCTTCCCCGAGGTGCCGCAGCGGCGAGGCCGACGGGATCGGGGTGTTCTGCGCGCGAACGTAATCGATGACTTCCTGCCATTCCGATTGTGGTACCTGGGCCATGTCTTCATCTCCTGTGTTGTTGTCGAGGTAGAGGCGGACGCGCCGAATCAGCTCGTCCCACGGGAAGTCCGGACCAGGGTCGGTGTGTCCGCCGCCCCAGCTACCGAAGTCGCGGTGCCCGCAGATACCGTCGCGGCCCCAAGGGATTCCGCTGCCGCCGATGTAGTCGGCGGGGATGTCGTAGGTGCGGCACAGCCACGCGATCAGCTGCGCGGTCCGGGTCAGCTGGAGGTCTTCGTTCTTGCCGTCGCGGGCATCGGTTTCGAGCCACTTGCCGCGGTCCCAGCCTGAATAGGAACCGGCCATGCAGATGTGGAATGCATACGGGTTGGCGTTGACTGCCGACCACGGGGTGTCGTCCCAGTCGACGGTCAACACAGTTTCGGTGTCATCGACGCACGCGTTGTACGACACCGCCCCCGATGTGCCCTGCGTGGAAATCAGGAACCCGGCCAGATCCCACGCCGAGCGCCCACCTTCCTGCGTGTGCACCACGATCCAGCGCGGCGTCTTACCGCCGCGGCCGACGTACCGATTCGAGGTGAGCCGGGCACGGGTGATGGGGCTGCCGGTGATGGGCGGCAGCGGCGGTTTCGGGGTGACGGGCCCTTGCGCAAGCGCGCGCCGCAGCACCGCCCACGCTTCATCCCAGCGCTGCGCGTACCGGTCGGGGTAGGCCGAACGCTGTACGCGCTGCACGAACTCCCCTGCCAGTTTCGGGTTTCCGGCCGCGCGCCCGTAGTCGTCGGCCAGCCGTGTCTGAAACACATCGACGGCCAGTGCCAGCGTCATCCGCGAGCGCATCGGGCCCCACCAGTTGTCGCTGCCCGACACCACCTCACCGGCGGCGCCGTTCTGCTGCTGGCAGTACCCCACCGAGCGTCCATCATCGGACTGCGAGTCGTGCGGATAGTTCTTCGACGTCGGATCATTGGCGTTCCACGGACACCACCACTGCCGCTCCCCGTTGTCGTCGGCGGCGCCCGCCTCGACGTCGATGCATATCAGCGTCAGCACCGAGGCGAGTTCGTCGAGACCACGGGCCAGCGACACCGCGTGCACCTCGCGGGCAATCTGCTCGCGGCTGCGCAGCGGGCCCTCGGGCCGGAACCATATGAAACTCATGGTCGCGGGCCGAATCCCAGGAATTGGCGCGCCAACTCCGGTAGCAGTTTCGCGACGCGTTCGGCCAGGCCGTCGAGCGCCTTGTCATCCCACTGCCACGGTGTCAGGTTCGTCAACGAGTCGACGAATTTGGGCAGTGCGCTACCGATCTTCGTCGCGACAGCCGCCGCGGCTTCGTCGGCGACCTCGGGATGCTCGTGAAAGTATTCGCGGGTGGCTTCGATGGCCGTCTTGATGAGCCATTTGACGATGGGTTTCATGGTGTCTCGCTTTCCGTTTCGGAAGGTAGCGCCGCGCGGGTGTTGATGCCGCGCAGCGTCACCAGCCGAATCTGCCTCGCGCCTCAGTGATTCGCGGATCGCGGGTCGCTCGCCGGGCGCAAAGCGGGTTACGACGACGAACGTCAGAACCCCTGTCGCTCCCGCGACGGCGAGACATAGCGCGCCGACCTTGACCGGCCATGTCGTCATCACAGTCGGCCAATTTTGTCGGTGCCGTTGTTCCACTGGATGTTGATGTCGCCGCCGTTGGGCATCACGGGCAACCCCGAGGCCGTGTCTAAGTAGAAGATCAGCCGCGACGTACCGGCCGTGCCGGTGTCTTTGAAAATCACCACCGCTTCACCGCTGAGACCGGTCACCCCTGGCCATGAAGAATCATTGGCATCGAACACGCCAAGCACGTTCGTCTTACCCGTCAGCGCGGCCGAGGTGGCGATACGAGCACCGGAGGGGATATCCGATAGGAATTCGTGGGTGGCCGCGTTCAGGGTGTAGCCGCCGGTGTCCACCAGAACGACCTTGATGGTGTCGGCAAGCCAGTTGATCTGCGCGTTGCCGAACGCCTCATATGCCTTGTCGTACATGATGTTTGCCATTTGGATATTTCTCTCTTTCTGGTTGTGTCAACTGAGCACGACGGCTGCCGCGCCCCAGTTCACGGAGGTGTTGGCGATGGTGAAAGTTGTTGACTCGTCGGCAACATTGACGGTCATGAAGACCTGCCCAGCTGAAGGTGTCAGCCACAAAGCCGCCCCACCCGCGGTCCCGGTCGCCGCTGCGCTGGTGATGAATATCTGCACGATCAGCTGGTCGGCTGCGCAGGTGACGGACTGTGTGGGTTGCGACGAGGTCGCCGAGGTCTTGGTCACGGTGCCCGAAGGCGCGGTAACCCCGGATACGGCCAATCCGAAGGCACGCCACCAGTTGCCGCCGGTGGCTGTGACCGACACGGTTTTCGCGCCGGCCGAGGTCATCGCCGCGGCGCTGCGGTAGATCTTGATGAATCCGGTGGCAGATCCGGCGTTCCAGGTCAGGGTGTCGAGCAGCGTCATGGCGGTACCGGCGCAGGTGACCGCGGATGGATCACCCGGCCCGGTTTGTCCGACGATCGCGTAGACGTAATCGCCGACTGCGGTGTAGACATCGAATGTCTTGGTGCCGTTGATGCCGTCGGCGTCCGTGCCGGTGCTGTACTTCGGGATAGGCCCGGTGGGGGCTACCGCGCACAGGGGGACGCCGAGCGCGGCCCAGTCGCGGGTCGCGCTGAGCGTGCCACCGAATGTTGTGGCCGCGTCGGCGTCACGCACCGATTGGGTCAAGAACCCCACGTTGTCGAGGTAGCGGCTGGTGCCGCCGGACAGCGCCGACAAGGTGGTGCTGTTCTGTCCGGGGGTGAACGCGTGCACGGTGCGCCCGTTGAGCGGCACGGTGACGGGCAGGGAGAACGATGTTCCGTTGCCGACAGCGGATTTCGCGGGCCGGAATCCCTGCGCGCCGGCGTAGGACACGGCCACGGCCTGCCCCCAGCTCAAACCGGTCTTGTTGATATTGATCGTCGCGCTACCGGATGCGACATTCCTGATGAGGTAGGCCGCGATCAACACACCGTTGGACAGTGCTTGCCCGCCGCAGATCATCGGCAGGTTGCTCGCCCCGTAGGTCGCCGACGAGACCGCCCCCGATCCCAGCGAGTAGAACACCAGAACGTCATCACCAGCATTCGGGGAAATGGTGCACGTCGCCGGCGAGCTGGTTGTCTCGGTGCCCACGCCTTGGGTGTTGCAGTTGACCGAGGCGGGCTGAGTGATCGTCGGCGTGCCAACAGCCACCCGCGACGCAACGCTGGTGGGCGCGATGGTGACCGGGCCTGGTATCAGGGTGGGGGTGCCGACAGCAGCCCGTGACGGGACGGCGGTCGGCTTGACCACGTAGGCAACGCTCGGGGTGCCCACCGCGGCGCGGGAGGGTACGGCGGCAGGTTTGATGACCTGCGCCAGGCTCGGGGTACCGACCGCCACCCGCGAGGGCACGGCGGTCGGACTGATCGTGACCGGCCCGACGGTGACGGTCGGGGCGCCAACCGCGGCACGCGAGGGCACGCTGGCCGGGGCGACGATCGGAATCAAGCTCGGGGTACCGACCGCGACGCGCGACGGGACGCTCGTGGGCCGGATGTCTTGCGGCCAGGTGATCGTCGGGGTACCCACCGCTACCCGAGAGGGGACGCTGGTCGGCCGGATCGTCAGTGGCCCTGTCGTGATAGTCGGGGTACCGACCGCGACGCGCGACGGGACGCTCGCGGGTGTGATGCGGAATCGGCCATACCATTTGCCGCCGGTACGCGCAGTCGTTGTGGTCATCACGCCGTCCTTATCGCGCAGAAACCGGCCCCGCCCGGACGGCCTGCCCGCGCATTGCCTGCGAAACCGCCGTCGCCGCCACCACCGCCACCACCGGGGCTGTTGCCGTTGGTATCTTTCGGGGCCGCCAAGCCGCCGACGAACAAGCGCCCGAAGAACGGGTAATTGGTCTGCGCCTCGCCAACGGGATCGCGGTTGAAGATCCCGCCGTAGGCCAGGCGCCCGCCGTTGCCGCCCGGAATGTTCAACAGCACCGTGCCCGGCGCGGTCGACATCCGCACAATCAACGCCTCACCGGGGCTGCCGTTGGTTTCCCTGCTCGGCGAGCCCGCACCTGGCGCCGGAACGTACACGTCCAAACCGGGTACGTCCCAGGGAATCCCGACACCGCGCTCTAGACTGAGCGCCGCCCAGTTGCCCCGGCGCCCGCCTTCGCCTGGCTTGCCCCAGCCGCCGTCGCCGCCACCACCGCCACCACCGGCGCTCGACCCCGCGATGTAGACGTAGCGTGAATCGGAGCCGAACAGGTAGGTGTACCAGCCCGGCGCGGTGTAGTCCGTCCACGGTGAATCCAACAGGGTCTCCCCGAGTGCACCCCACGCCGGCGCGGACTCCGACCGCACGATCGCCCCCGAGATGGTGGCCGGAAGCCCTGTGCCCGTGTTGTTCTTTTCGGTGATGTAGGTCGGGACCGGCTGCACGACCTCGGTCACTTGCAGCAGCGAGGGTGTGGTGAACATCTGCCCAGCGGTACCGCCAACCTGCCGAACGGCGATGAACACCGTTTCACCGCGCCCGACCGACACACCGCCGGGAATGGCGAACGTCTGCACTTTCGATGCGGTCAGTGCTGATTTCTTATCGCCGAGGTCGACTGCGCGGGTGAGTGTTCCGTCGTATTCGATCTTGTACACCCCGACGTAAAGGTTGGTCATCGCGTTGCCGACCAGCCCGAACTTGAGGGCCTTGTACACGCGGTCTGTGTCCGGGGTGATCGGAATGTAGGTGATGTCCCCCAACGCTGGGGTGAACATCGATTGCGCCATGGCAATCGCGAACGACACGTCGTCGTGGGTTCCAGTGGAAACCCACCGCGGGCTGCGGCGTGGCCGGATCACCATCGACGAGGCGAACTGCGCCGCAGCGTTCGCATCGCTAGCGACCGCGGTGACATGCGCCGAAGCGGTTTTGACATCATCAGGGGTCTTGCCGGTGGCGTTGGCGCCAAAAACCCCGTTCCAGAACGCATCCCAGGTCTTCTGTACATCCTCGGCGAAGTCTTGCCCGCCCTCGACCAGGCTTTTCAGTAAGTCCGGAGGGATCTTATTCGTCTTGTGCGGGGTCACATTCGAGAACCACACGTCCCCGGACAGGGCGCCCGAATCAAGCTCGATCAGCGCCGCGGCCCGTGCTACCCCAGTCGGCACGATCCAATCCGTGGTGGGGATCCCTTGCCATGATGAGGACGGTGTCGACGGCTGAATCTGTCCTCGGATCACATCAGGCAGCACGTTGCCGGCCGCGTCCCACACCGCGAACCCGACCTTGATCGGATTCGAACCTGGTGTCGCGGTGAGGCCCGACCAGCGTGTGCCTGCGGGCAGTTTCACGACGTTACCGGGTACGACATCGAAGATTTCGCCGCGCACCGACTGCTGTGTGCCGTTGGCTGTCATCTTGCCGGCGCCGCCGGATTCCCAGCCAGCGGCGCCCGGATCCCACTGCATGAAGGGGTTTCCGGCGATGCTGTCCGCCGTCAGGAATTCCCCAGCCCCGCGCGTCAAATCCTCGACGACATCGGCGATCCACGACGACGGCAGCAAGCCATTGAACCCGAGCGCATTACCGGCCAACTCAACGATCTTGGCCAAGATCGCGCCGGGATTGCCAAGGTCAATCCCATCGAGCGCACTTTTCAGTTCGTCAAGATCAAGACCGGTGAATTCGTGGATGACATCGACGACATCGTCGAGAGCCCCCGAGATGGCGCCACGGATCTTGTCGCCGGCCTGTCTGGCGGTATCAGCAAGCGCCGATTCATAATCCAACTGCGAACGCAGCGGATTGTGTAGCGAGGTGGCACCGGCACCCCGCTTCTCTGGGAACTTATCGACGCTGCGTGGCATCAGCTCACCGGGAACATCTTCAGCGACATGTGGGCGCCAGGGGTGGAGAACACCACCGACCCGCTACCGCCGATCCGGTACAGCAGCACGTAATAGACCATGGACGTGTTGGCGGGGATGCGGCCTTCACCGGAGTCGGGTCCGATCGCGCGCGCCGGATAGCCGGTGTCGGACCACTGTTCGCGGACGTGCGCGATGGTTTCGGCGTCCAGGGTGCTCGGGTCGTACAAGGCGCGAGCGCACAGGGTTCCGGTTTCCGGTGCGCTGGTAGAGCCTTGCGGCAGGGCCCGCACCTGAACTTCGATCTGCGCGTTGTTGAACAGGCCGCTTCGTTTCCACCGCAGATGCCCGTCGAACTCGGGGTAGTACGGGAGCGGCTGCCCCGGAACGATGAGCGTGGCAACGATATTCCAGGTCGATCCGTAGGTGCCGCCGGTAAACGACTGCTCGGGGATGCTCAGTTTCTTGACGGTGCCGACCGGGCTGCCGCCGCGGATACCGCCGGCACCGCCGGCCAGGGTCGAGTCGTAGATCAGAGATTGACCGTCCTCGATGGGCCCGACGAAATCATCGGCCTCGAGGATTTTCGCGTTGTCGCCCTTGGGTCCGGGAATGAGCGGGATGTCGATCGCGAACGTCGGCTCCAGCGTGGTACCACCGGGTGTGACGTTCAGGTTCAGCGGGTAGGTGATGCCGCCAGAGGGCGGCGCGACACCGCGTGCGGTCATGTGCAGGTTCGGGGTGGGGCCGGGCGGTCCGGGGATCGCGCCCAGGATGATTCGCCAGCCGTTGCCGTCCCAGACATGCCAGTAACCGGCGATGTACCAGGCCATTCCGGCGTCGGCGTCACCGAGGTCGTCGGGCAGATCCACAGGCAAGTTGATGGTCGAACCCCACTGCGGGCGCCAGAACGGCGACATGTCGCCGCGGTCGCCCTTCTCGCCCTTGATGGCGTCCAAGACGATGTTGTCTTCGCCGGGCATCAGCGTGAAGGTGCCGATGATCGTTTGCGGGTCGCCGGGATTGCGGGGCGCCGCATAGAACAGGGTGCGGATTACTCTTTCGCCCAGAAAGATTGGCTCGGTGGGGATGAGTGCAGACGTCACGGCATGTCCTCCTTGGTGTCGTCCAGGTCTTCGGGTTGTTCGTCGTCGGTGTCGGCCAGCCGTGCGGAGTACTCGTCGCGGTCCTCGGCCGGAACCTCGGCGTGGCCACGGTCGTAGACGCGTTGTCCCTTGCGTTTGACCATCTCGATCAGCGCGTCGCGGACTTCCGGATCCAGCTCGTCAATCTCGCGTGCGCGTGCGCGTGCCTCGCGGCGCGCATCCTTATTGCGGTCTCGCGGTGTGTCGTCCTTTATCACGACCCACTCGACGGCGTCGACCAGTCGCCCGGTTTCATCCGGCAGCCGCCGCGCCCGGATGAACGCCCTGTCTTCATCGACGTCGGCGCCGACCAGCGCGCCGTGAAACATCAGCAGCTGCAAATGGTCTTCCGGCAGTCCCAGCCCCCACCCGTTCGGGCCGACCGCATCACGGAACCCCGCGCACAACCGGTCCTGGCGCGCGAAAATCTCGTCAAGCTCAGCTTTGGTGAACTTGCGGTCATAGGGAAACTTCGGGAATACCTTGCGTTGCTTCTGGTTTCGTCTGCTCATCAGAACATGTCCCCGCTTCCTGCCAGGAGGGCCGCGAAGTTCGCGACGTTGCCGATAGTGCGGAACCCGCGGGCGACCGGGTCTTCGTCGCGGGAATCGTCGCCGAACGACACCGTGGGCCGTCCTGCCGTGGTGCGGTCGCCTTCGCCCTTGATCGCCATGATTTGGTCGGTGTAGACCACGCCCCGGATTTCCGCCTGCACGCGGTCGCCGAGCCAGAAGTCCTCGCCGAGGATGTAGGGCTGCCCGTCGCCGACGTCGAACTTCATCGACCGGTACGCCTTCATTTCGAAGTCGCCGGCGGCTAGCTCTTGGATGGCGTTGATGACGTATGCGCTGCCGCCCGGATTCTTGAAATACTCACGGAACGCATAGCTTCCGGTTTTCGCAGACCGCAGCGGGTTGACGTAGCGCATGAACGCCAGGAACACGTCGTCGAGCTGGCCTTGGTACAGGTTGTCCAAACCTTCGACGCCAGCGGCCTCGACGCCCATGATCACCTGGGCCAGTTGCGATATGCCGTAGCGGATCGCGAATGTGATTGCCTGGTTGACCCATTGGGGGCTCTTGCCGCCCACGATGATGTCGGTGGCGCGGCTCTTGTAGATCCGCAGTTTGCGGCGCCGGATGTTGCCGTAGCCGACGTCTCGGTAGACGAACGGCGGCGGCTTCGGGGAAACCAGCAGCAGTTTCCGGAAGAAGGGGTCGACCTCGCCGTCGTGGTCGGCGTCGATCGGGATCAGCGTCTCGGTGATCAGGTCATCGAGGGTCGCGGCGAACAGGTTGATCGCGCCGTCGAGCATGGTGCCCGTCGGGCCGGTCACACCGGACTTGTCTTCGAAGCTCAGGATCACGCAGGCGCGTGTGGGCTTGAGGATTTCGGCCAGTTCGGGGCCGAACATCGTGTACGGGGCCGGATCGCCGGGAAGCCAGGTGTAGGCGCGGCAGATGACGCCGGCGTCCTTCATCACCGGCGACAACACGGTGTGCGCGTCCTTCCAGCGCGAACCGATTGTGCACCAACGTGATTGGTCGAACAGCCCAGCCACAGGCATGATCTGCACCGGCCAATTGAGCGGTGAGAGGTTTTGCAGCCATGTTTCCGGGGCGAAGATGTTGCGCGGCACCGGGAAGAATCCGTTGAGCGTGAACAGCCGAATGCAGTTGAAGAACATGGCCGTTGCGCATGTGGTGACCGTGGGGCCACCCCACAGGAACATCTTCGGCAGCTGCACCTCCATCGGGAATATGGGATTGGCTGCGAGGTAGATTCCCTTGAGGTGGCGTCGATTTGAGATGCACTTAAGCGTTGTGACGGCAGCCTTTCCGGCTTCTTCGTCGTCCTCGATGATCATGACCTTGCCGCCCCAGCGGGTCCGGAAATCGTGCGGCTTGTCCGGGTCGGGGTCGATCGTGATGTGAACGTCTTCGTCGTCGCCGATTTGGTAGGTGATGATTTCGCGGAGCCAGTCGTTGGCCTTGCCGGAAAACGTGATGTTGGCTTCGCCGTCCTCGGTGGCCAGCTCTTCCCAATCCCACTTATCGAGGTTTTCGACGCGCGCGATGTACCTGAACTCTTTGTCCCACAGTCGAACCAGTGGGGCTTTGGTGCGCCGGTTCATGTACGCCCAGCGGCGCTCCAGCAGATGCATCCGCATCTCGGGGGTGAACTCGCCGGCGAGTGTCTTGGGGTCCAGGGTTAGGGTGGGCGCGGTCATGCCAGGGCGCTTTCGAAGCGTTGCGGCAGCTGGCACCAGATCTTGCCGCCGGGCTGGTTATGTGAGACCGGGATCGTCGCGACGGTGCGCGGCGGGATCGGGATCGAGAACCCTTGGCCCTTAAATCGTTGCAGCAGCGGCAACCCGGTGTCGCCGTACTCCCCCAAAATCCAGTTCAGCAGCTCGCTATTGCGGATGAATTTCTTGAGCAGGTTGTCGGGCGGATCCTGGGCGGTGATCGCGATTCGGTGCGCGGGATCGGTGTCGATAATGCAGTGCTCGCCGGGATTGAGTTCCGGCACATCGATCATGTTCGCGTCACGGGTGCGGGTGAACGTGCCCAAGATTTCGTCGACGAACGGGATCCCGAACAGCCGCGAGAGTTTCGGCCAGTCATCGAACGGGTTCTCTTCGCCCGACACGATCGCGTTCGGCCCATCACCAAGACGCACCTTCGACGGCGCGGTCTTGGATGCCTGCACAAAGAAGATGGGCCACGCCGGCTCGGTGGAGCGGTTCGCGATCCGGATGAATCCCAGGCTCGGCCCACCGGGTGGACGCACGAACGGCGGCGGTGAGGTGTCCGGACGGTGCCAGCGCGGTTCACCGTCGGCGGCCAAGATGATTTCGTGTAGCGCGACGCGTTGCAGCGCCGGATCATCCGGGAGCGCACATTTCGGCGCTTCCAACAGCTGCATCGGAATCCACAGCTGGCCGTGCCGGCGGGTGGTGACCGTGAAGTATCCGGTCGCGTCCTTACGGCAGCCGCGCCAGAACCGGGCCTCGGTGTCGTACCAGCCCAGCGACGAATCGGACATCAGGCCCAACGTGAAGGAGATTTCGCGTCGGCCGTCGACGGTGCGTTCGAAGCGCGGTGGGCCGTAGGCGGGAGTGGTCCATATCCCTTCGAACGGGACGTGCACCATGCCGTCGATGGGGCCGGTGATGAATGCGCCCTCGCTGCCTGCGAGTTGCCCGGTGAGGGGCCAGTACTGGCCGTCCGACCCGATCCATGCGCAGGAGACCGCTTCGCCGCGCGCAGCTTCGGACAGCTGCGACCAGGGCACGTTTCGGCGTGGCCCGGTAAGTTGTGCGCTCGTCATTACGGGCCACCGCCGATGGGTTCGTGGGTCATCTGCCGCGGTGTGTTCAGCAGGACGCGGCGGGTGCGGTCGGCGATCGACCGCTCGTCGCCCTGCGGGTTATTGATCGTGACGTTCAGCGACTGATCGACGGGCCCGTTGCCGACGCCCGGAGGCATCCCCGACCCCGGATGCGCCGTCCCGCCGGTGAGCGACGGCAGCATCGACGACACTTCGGGCACCATCCCGAACGGCAAACCGGACGTGGCCCCGCCCCCGTCGAAGGCCGCGCCGCCGAACACGCCACTGGGACCGCCGAGACCACCGCCGCCGCCACCACCGGCAAGTAGCCCGCCGGCGAACCCGGTGCCCTGCGGGGTGTACTTGATACCCAAGATGGCCTTGGCCAACTTGACGATCCCTAACTCTTCGATGTTCGGGAACACCGAACCGTCCAGGCCGAATGTTTCGGCGAAACCGCCGCCGATGATCCTGCCGATTTCGGACAGGTCGTCGCCGCCCTTGCCTTTCTTGGATTCCTTGGCGGCAGTGAACTTTCCGCGCTGCGCCTCGGCCAGATCGGCTTGGCTGTCCTGGGCTTCGCGGCGCGCCTTGGCCGCGTCGGCCTTCGCCTTCTCCAGCGCGTTATCGGCGGACAGCTTCTGCGATTCCGAGGCGTCGAAATCGAGTTCGCTTTTACGGGCCTCGGCGATCTTGACCTGCGCGTCCGCATCCTTGATGCGCTGCTGTGCATCGGCGACACGTTCCTCGGCTTCACGGACCTGCCTCGGGTCCGGGGCGTAGTAGCCGGGTCGGCCGTCTTCGTCGTAACCCGGTGTCCCGCGGCCGGTCTGATACCCGGCCCCGAACACGCTGCCGCCGCCGCGGCCACCGCCCGCACCGCCGCTCAGGTTTCCTGACGGGAACGACCCGACACTGACACCCCCGGATCCCACCAACGGCGCCTTCGGTAAACCGACAGCCGTTGCGTTCACTCCCCTGCCCGCGCCGAGGATGACGTGAACGTGGTCCATGTGGTTTTGGGTGTCGTCTCCACGGTTGGACATCGGTTTACCCGTGGTGAAGGAACCGCCGTAGCCGTAGCTCTGCTGCCGCCAGATGAAACCGTTGAGGTCAAGGGCCGAGGCGTTTTGCACCAGGAACGCGGCCACTGAGTCGCCGAGCGCCTTGCCCTGCGGGCTGTCGTAGTTCGGGATCATGATGTCCAGCGCGTTGCCGGATGAATGCTCGCCGAACCCGTCCTCAGAGCGGCGACCGCCGATGCGGGTGATCTGCGGCCACATCTGCATCACCAGGGAGCGCAGGTAGTCGGCGCCGGGGTTCAGTCCAGGGTTCACGCCTCCCTGCTCGTAGCTGCGCATGAGACCGAGGCGCCGGCCGGTTTCGATCCAAATGTCGATAGAGCGTTGGCCACCGTCTAGTGGGATGAATGCCTCACCGCCAGTGGATGGTTCGGCCCACTGCACCAGTCCGGAACCGGCCACGGCGGGCTGAATGACCGCCCGTTTCGGCAGGGTGCCGCCCTTCGCGAACGAGGCCACCGAATCCCACACGTCGAAGATCCCGCCGCGGGCGCGTGGCGGCGGCAGGAACGGAATCCACGGCGCGTTGGCGTTCGCGTTGCCGCCCACGAACGGGCCCGTAACCGGGGTGGGGCCGGGGTTCTGCAGCATGTCGCGGAACAGCGCCCACTTATGCTCAGCCTCCGAAGTGTCGGCCGTGATCGGCACCTCGGCGGGCTTGTCGCGCTCGATCGACTTGCGCCACGACTCAAGGACTTTCTTGCCCTGATCGGTGTTGGCGGTGACCGTCACCGTGCCATCAGGCAAGGTTTCGACCTGCACACCGATATCGGCGAGCTTGCGGCGAACCTCGGGGGTGTTCTCCGAAATTTGGATGGTCTTGCCGTCCGGGATACTGGCTGTCGCTTCACCGAGCGCGGACGTGAATCTGGCTGCCGTGGCCATCTCTTCGCCGGTGGCCTGAATGCGTTTGCGCAAATTGAACAGGCCGTCGGCTGTGCCGTCGAGCTTGTCGGCCAGGCCCCGCATGTTCTCGCCCCACGAGAACGCGTCCTCGGACAAGTCGTGCATCCGTTGTGCGCCAACCTTGTCGCCAGTCAGGGACGCGAACGCCGAGGCTGCCTTGAGGGTGAATCCGACCGTGTTGCCCAGCCCGCCGACCAACAGCGACAGCGCATCGAGTGCGTCCGAGGCCATCCGCAGGATGGTTTCGCCGAACAAGATGACGCCTTGTGTGGCGGTGCTGAAGAATCCGATGACCTCGGGTTGGTGGGCTTGGACCCACACAGCGAGCGAGCCCAGACCATCGTTGACGAACGCGAACAGACTGGACGCCAACGGTTCTAGCGCCGCCGAGGTGTTGTTCTTGAAGATCTGCCACTTCTGTTCGAAGTCGTCGGTATCGGCTGCCGTGTCGTTGATCGAGGCGCCGGTCGAATCCAGCGCCGACTGCAACGTCTGCAAATCCAGCGCACCGGACTTGATGGCGTCGAAGAACTGCACGCCGCCCTTGGCGCCGAAGATCTTGTTGGTCAGGTTCAGCGCCTCGGCGTCCCGGCCAGCATCAGTCAACGCCTTGATCTGGGAAACGGTTTGCCGCAACGCATCCGGCCCAGTGACACCCTGCGTCTTGGCCAGCGTGCCCAAGCTCTTAGTCAGCGCCATGACCGCCTTGTCGGCGTCCAACCCGCGCTCGTCCAACATGCCGATGAGCGCGGCGGACTGGCCGAAAGTGAACCCGAATTGCCGAAGCTGCGGGCCACCCTTGGTGACCGTGGCCAACAGTTCGTTGATGGGAATGCCGGTGCGCTGCCAGGCCCCGAACAACGAATCTAGGGTTGCGACCTGGTCTTTGCCTTCGACCCCGAATGATCGGAACGCCCGGCCCAGCCCGCGCACGTCGACCGCCTCACCGGTGAGCCTGCCCAGATTGGCGACCGACTTCGACACCGCGTCGAGCGTGGGACCGGTCAGGTGCAGGTCGCGGTTCACCTCACCCACAACCTTGCCGAGTTCGGCAAACGGCAGCGGCACCGAACGCCCAAGGTTCTTCACCGACACCTCGAGCGCGTCAAGCGCACCGCCGCTGGCGCCGGTGGTGATCTGCAACTGATCGAAGGTTTCGTCGAACTGCGCGCCCAGGTCGTACAACTCGCGGCCTAGTTGGATCGCGCCCGCTGCTGCCGCAGCCATCCCCGCGCCGACCGCGGTGCCCAAGGCCGCGGCAGCCAGTGAAGCCTTGCCCGCCAACCCTTCGTAGCTAAGACCCAAGTTGTCGAGGGCGTCGGCTCCGCTGTTGTGCCGTTTCAGTGACCGCTCGTAGTTGTCTTGGGCGGCTGTGGCCTCTTTGACCGCGCGAATTTCGTCGCGGCGGGCCTTGTTTCGGGCCTCGGTGGCCGCGACGATCCGGTCGTTGGATGCGCCGATCTTCTGTAGCCGCTGGAGTTTGGCTTCGGCGGTGGCCAGCTTGCCGGTCGCGTCAGCGGCCTTGTCTTGAATTTTGATGACGTTGTCGTAGGCGCGGGTCAACTGCGCTTCGGCGGATACGACACCGTCTGCGAGGTTCTTTCCGAAGGTCTTACCGACCTTGGTTCCGAGTGCGCCCACGGAGCGGTTCAGCGCCGTCTGCGACTTCGATTCGATGTCGACAAACGACGGGATGACGGGGAGGGTGTAGTACCCGAAATCCATGCCTTGCGCCACGGTGTGGCTTCCGCCTTACCTCAGGTGCAGCGCGTGCCGCACAATCCGCCGTAGCCACCTCGGCCACGACTCGACATACAGAGGTGTTTCGATTTCGGTGATGTATTGGAATTGGTTGTCCCACAGACGGATGCGTGGGCGGCTTCTGATTCGGCGCCACGGATACCGCGTGGCGCCGGGCTTCACAGCGTGCACTCCTTCTTGACGACGTCGCGCACGTAGTCGACGAACTTGTCGAAGTCGTCGCCGGTCGGGCATTTCTCGACTAGTTGCTGCCATTGCTCCTCGCCGCCGAGCAGGGTCACCACGGCTTCGTAGTTGCGGCCGCGCGCGAAATCACGCAGGGCACTGACGGGCCAGCGGCCACGGCGCTTCGGGATGGTGAACTTCAGTCCCTCCCAGATCAGATCGACGGTCGCCTTATCGGGGTCGGTCTGGTCGTCGGCGGTTTCTGTGGACTTGTTGCGGGTGTTGTTGGCCATGGTGTTCAGCGTTTTCCTAGTTCGTGTCGCCGGTTCGCTACTGCCTGTTCCATAGCCGAGACCGCTGGCGCTGCGGGCGACGATTTCGCGGCGTACGCGGCTTGGCGTTCCTTCAAGTTAGCGACATGATCAGCTTTCGCTTGCATAGCTTCGAGAGCTTTTGCTACCTCATGAGGCCGCAGCGGGCGACCGGGATATATTTCCCCTGTAAGTGCTTGGTATACGGAGGCAAGAATGAACATCTGTTCTGTCCATTGTTCTTTGCCACCGTTCTGGGCTCGCACGATCGAAGACGCCGGATCGAGACGGCGAATGTAGGTCCATATCCGGCGCAACGACAAAGTGCCCGTGAACCGTTCGGCATACTCCACACCCCAGAAGCGCCGTAGATCGCTGGCTAGATCGTCCTCGAATCGGTCCAAGATGTTGACCAATGTCGGTATCCCGCCGAACCATTGATCCGGCGCGGCCGGTGTTTCCGGCAGCCGCGACACCCCCACGGCGTCGGCCATCGCGTCGGACAGCTCGCGGTAGTCATCGACCATCGCGTCGTCGTAGAGTCCGCATTCCTGCCCGGCCAGCAGGTAATCGACAGCGTTGAACGGGTGTTCGCGTACAAGATTGAGCGGCCACACCTCCAGGTTCAGGGGAACCCGGATGGTGTGGCCGCGGAACTGTGCTTCGGCTTCGGTGGCGCCCAGCGCTTCTAGCCGCGCGGCCTCAGACGTTTTCGCCGCCACCTTCGCCATCGACCTCACCGTCGCCGGTATCGGCTTCGGTGTTCGGCATATCCGCTTCGGCGACGTTCACCGACTGCGACGTGCCGCGGCTTCGACGCCCCCGCTTGACCTTCGGTGCGCCGTCGGTGTCCGCTGCGTCTGCGGCGGGCTCGTAGGGCTTGGCCTCTTCCTTATCGATCAGCACCGCAGCCGACAGGTCGTCGACGGTGATGACTGAGCCCTTAAGGAATTCGGGCTTGTTGACAAGCAACTCGATCGTCTTCACTTTGAGTGCCCCTTTCTATGCGGCGGTCTGCTGCGCGGCGAACAGCTTGCGGGCAGAGTCCGGGAAGATCCGGCACTCGATTTCGCGGGGAGTCGCGTCGCCTTCAGCGTCCTTGATGTTCGGCGTCCAGAACCGCGCCGGCCGCTTGGAAATCTCGCGCCGGATTTCGCCGCTGGCGGTGCGCTTCTCGAACGCCACGTACTCATACAGCGGATTCGGCACAACGATTTCGGTTTCGGTCGAGCCGTTCCACAGGATCCGCTGCATGGCCGGGTTGTCCTCCAGCGCGGACACCTTGCGGGTGAGCTTGAAGTCCTTCGAGGCGACGATGATCGTGCCGTAACCCCATGCCGGGATGTCCTTCTCGTCCCATTCGCGCTGAGTATCGATACCCGCATCGCCTACCAGCAGGCCGAGGAACGCCCACTTGCCGGTGGTCGTCGCGAACGGGTCGGTGATGGTCGCGGGCAGATCGGCCGTAGTCGGTGCCGCCGAACCCATCCACAGCAGTACGTCGGCCTCTGTATAGAGCTTCACATTGTCGGGATTGCCAGCCATTGGTGCTGTCTCCTTGTCTCTTAGACGGTTTCGATGGTGCGCACCGCCGCTGTGACGGTGAACGACGCCATGTCGGCGCCGGTGTCGGTGTCCCGCGCGGTGACGAACACGCTTCCGCCGGTGCGGAAGATGTGCGCGACCCTTGGCGGGCGGTTGTCGTGCAAATAGCCGTGCACGCGGCGCGCGACCCTGTCGGCCAGATCAGCGCCACGGGCACGCACCGTGATCCGGATCGTCGGGTCGCGTTTGATGGGCCACTGTTCGGGGCCACCGTCGTCATGCACGGTGACCAGCGGCGGGCCGGTCCGCAGGCTCCAGTCTTGGGGCACTTCCTCAACCGATACCCGGCACACGCCACCGAACAGGGCAACGTTCGGCGGCAGCGCCACGAACGCCTCCAGCGCGTCGGCGAAGGCGTTGCGGATATCTGCATGCTCTCTCATCGCAGCCTCAACCCCAAGCGCCCGAACGCTTTCGACACCGCACCGTGTTTGGCCTGGTCTTCCTTTTTGCCGTAGATGCCGCGGACTTGCCGGTCAGTGACGTACTCATCGACCGTGGCGCCGGCGTTCTCCGCTGCCGAGTTCGCGACCGCGTCCAGCGCCGCGCCGAGGCCCTTGTCGTACTTCGCGATATAGGCAACCGTTTTCTTGTTCAGCCGGAACTTGCCTTGCGGTGCCATCAGCCGATACCTCCCTTCGCTGATTGCGCCAGCACCACCAGCTGATTGCGGTCGGCCCACTGGGACAGCTGCACACCAACCAGCGCACGGCACTCGCGGCCTCGAATGATCAACCAGTCTCGGTCCCGGATCTGCATATCGAGGTCCAGGACGACAGTGAATGCGGCGGCGATGACTTCACCGGTGTCCCCGAACCGCTGCCGCTGATTACCCACCATGACAGCGCGGGCGATCACCGTGACCGGATCGCCGTCGGGCTCGACGGTGCCGCGGTCGCCGCGTCGGCCGGCCGCGATGATGGTGACCTGTTCGCCGAGGCTGACGTCTTCGCAGAACCGGGCCTCTGCCCGCACATGACTAGGTCTGCCGTCCAGGTCGTTCCGGCGCACACCCGGCCCCTGCATTTCGAACAGTCGGTCACCGAATTCGACGGCGTCACGAGCAGTGAGCGTTTCGGTATCTGCGTCCACGATCAGATGCCCGACCGCGTTGACGATCGCGACCTGTGTGCCGGCGATGTCTTCGAATGCCGGGTGCTCAGCCCAGCTGCACCGGCCCTTCGGGATACGGCGCTCGGTGTAGGTAGGCCGGCCCCAGGCGTCGACGACCGGCGCGCCAGCGTCGGTTACCGGGTCGCGCTTGACCAGCGTGACGGTGTCGGGTCCAGGATCAAACATGCTCACCATGGCTCGGCCTGCGCGTATCCGGTGAATGTGGCTTGCGGCGCCGCGGTCAGTGATAGGCCAAGCATCTGTAGGTGGCGTTCGGTGAAGTCCAGCATTTCGGCGGCTTGCGCCAATTTGACCGTGAGAGTGCGGTCATCGGTGGTGCGGGTCAGTTCCGTAACCCGAGAGTCGGTGACGCCTTCGGGCCCGAACATGGCTTTGACGACGTCGTAGGTGACGAGCTTGCCGCGCTCGTCGGACGCCGGCAGGTCGGGCAGCCGCGACGGATCACGGATCCATGCGGCGGCTGCCCGAACCAATTACAGAGATACGTAGAGACATGTCATGACGAGGGGGTTATCGTTGAGTCATGAACAGGACGACCGCACGAGCAGCGATGGAGCGGGCGAGCCGTCGCGGGGTCGACTTGATGAGCATGACCCCGAGGCCGTTACTGACTCCGCAGCGCCGGATGCAGACCAGCACGACGACGATTCTGGAGTCGGCGCTGCGAACGGTGCGCTCGGCAAGACGCGCGACGAACTAGATTCCGCCGAGGAAGCCCTTGACGCTGAGATAGTCGATGATCGGCCCAAGAAGCGAATCCGGTCGGTTATTTCGGAGTGGTCCGGGAACCTTCCGCACCCAAATGACGCGGAACGGTATGAGCGGATTGCACCTGGCACCCTCGACCGGCTTATCTCCCTGAATGAGCGTCGCTTGAGCGTGGTTGAGCGTGAAGTCGAAATCTCGGAAAAACGAGCCGAAACCATCCGCGTCGCGGTCACTGCCGAAGCTGACGTCAAGCGCTCCCTGGCAGACGCAGATGCCGGCGCGATTAGACGTGGGCAGTGGCAGCTGTGGTCGATCAGCATACTGAGCATCGTCGCGGTGATCACCGGATTGGCCCTTGGCTACCCCCAGGCTCTATGGGGCATCCTTGTTCCAATAGTCCAGACTGGTGCGGCGTTGGTAAGAACAGTGACGCAGCAACATCGCGGGAACGATGAGCCATCTGGCCTGCGCGGTCACGAATCAGCCGCTAGCACCGAATGACATTCGCGTAATTCCAGGTCAGAGCCTGTTTTTGTCGGTGGGTGCGATTAGCTTCACCGACATGAGCCAACGATGGCACCCCTGGCGGTACGCCGCCGATCACTACCCCCACGTAGTCATCAACTGCAGGAGGGAACTACCCGAGCAGGTGTGGGGTTTGACCAGCTTCCCCAAACAGAAGATCTGGTTGTGCAAGCGCCTGCAACAGGTCCATCGCCGATGCACCCTCACCCACGAACTGATCCACTGGGAACGCGGCCCTCTGCCCGCCGATCCACGCGCCGCCGCGCGCGAAGAACGAATCGTTGATGAGCTGGCGGCGCGCCGACTCATTCCCTTCGACGAACTGGTCGACGGGCTGCGCTGGACGCGCGACCCTGCCGAACTAGCCGAGGGCCTATGGGTGGACAGGCCGACGTTGCGCACCCGAATGTCGACCCTCGACCCGCTGGAGACTGCTGAGCTGGAACACGCGCTAGGCGATGAATGGCTATGGATACCGTGACCGTCGCGGAAGTCCTTGCCTTCGAACGGATCTGGTGGCAGCACTCAGGAAGCAAGGATCAGGCAATTCGCGAGCGGTTTGGGCTCTCCCCCACCCGCTACTACCAGCAGCTCAACCAAGTATTGAACACCATGGAAGCCCTCGCCGCCGACCCTGTGACCGTGAACCGGCTACGCCGAATCCGCGTCGTCAAACCTCGGTGAAAACGTCTCTGGCCGAATATAGTTCGCTGGTCGGGATACCCGATCGAGGGGATAACAAATGGCAGAACCTGAACCAAAAGCGCAACCCGGCTGGTACCCCGACCCGTCTGGAGCGCAACGCCAACGCTACTTCGACGGGTCTACGTGGACAGATAACTACTCGGATGATCCCAAATGGGTTGAGCCGCAGACCGTGAAACGAAAGACCCCGGCGTGGCAGATCGCCACAGTGGTGGTCGGTGCTGTAGCTGTTGTGATCTTTTTAGTCTCAAGAACCGGATCGGCTCGCCATACGGCACCATCAACGCCCACAACCGACGCGAAGCCCGTGACCACTGGGCCTGCGACGTTGAGCCCATCGGAATGCAAGGTGCAGATCGTGCCGAAATGCGACGGGATCTTCCGCGTCAGCGACGGCGGATTTCTCAGCACAGGGGTTCAGGCAGGCTGGATCCGCACCGAAGGTCCGATGCCTGGCCGTCCAAATTGCGCATGGACTCGGCTGTCTGGTCCAGACCTCACTATTGCAAACGTCATCGACACGGGTACCACCACCTCTGAGCCTGTGACCGTTCGGATCATGGCTGACGATTTCGCCTTCGCCACGTACGGCTGCAAGCCATGGAGCAAGATCCGCTAGGCGAGCATGCTCGCGATGGCGTTGGCAGCAGCCTCCGCGCTGGATCGGTCTATGTGGCCGTAAAGGTCGACGGTCGTCTGGATGGATTCGTGGCCGAGATGGCGTTGGATGACTGGCAGCGGGACACCGGCCAGAATCATCCACGATGCACAGGTGTGTCGCAGATCGTGGATACGCGGGCTCTGCGGCAGCGCGGCCCGCTGCACCGCAGGCGCCCACACGTTTGTCCGCAGGTTCGGTGGCCGAACCGGGCCGCCCTCGGCGCGTCGGCCTCGGCCGGGATTGGTGAACAGCCAATCCCCCGTGTAGGTCAGTTTGTCCAGGGTCGCTTTGCCTACATTGATCGTTCGTTTCGACCGAGCGGTCTTCGGCGGCGCGAGCCGATACCCTCCACCCCCGCGGCGCCACGACTGCCAGATCCTCACGGTTCCCGCATCCCGATCAACGTCGTCAGGGCGCAGCGCTGTGGCCTCTGAGAGGCGGCAGCCAGAAGCGACCAGGAATTCGACGAACGGCTGCCATGGCTCAGTCACATGACTGTTCAGGTGGGCGAACTGATCGCGCGTCAGGAACACCATTTCCTTGGCGTGGCTCTGCGGCAACCGGATACCTGCGGCCGGGTTGGCTTTCAACTTCCCCGAAGCGACCGCGCCAGCCAACGCCCCTGACAGGAACCCATGTTTGTTCGCGATGGTCTTCGGGCTGGCTTCATCGTCCTGCATCTGCAGCACCCACCCCGCGATGTCGTCCCGAGTGAGGTCATCCAGCGGGACCGGTCCGAGCGCCGGCCCTATGTCGTTACGCAGGTACCGGTTGTAGTCCTCAATGGTGCGTTTGTCGACGCCTGTCAGGTGGTCGATGTAGTGCCGGATCCATCCGTCGACGGTCAGCTTCGTGCGGGGCGCTCTGCTGACTTTCAGTATCTCCAGCGCCCGCGCGGGACCGAGGCGGTTTATTAGCTCACAGGCGTACTCGGCCTCTTGCTGATCGTTAACTGACAGGGATGTCTGCTTGCCGTCGAGCCGGTACAGGACCGAGAAATAGGGGCTGCCGTTGCCCCGGTATCGCGTGCGGATTGATGCCACGCAGTCAATGATATGTTGACCAAAGTGTTGACGGCAGGTCATCCGGTAAAAATCTACCGGTTGACCTGCCGTTTTCCGTGGAGCTGCCGGGAATTGAACCCGGGTCCAACGGCCCTTCATTAAGGCTTCTCCGTGCGCAGTTCGCTATGCCTCTACTTGGATCTCTCGGTCCCGCGAACAAGCCGAGATGACGATCCCAGCCGCTGTTTGATGTCCCGGTGGCCTCCGCGGCCGAAGCCACCGGTTGATCCCGCTAGCTGATGCCAGGGTCCGGGCCGCGGGAGGTCCCGGTCTGACAGACACGCAGTCGCTTAGGCAGCGAGTGCGTAGTCGCGCTGATGAGAATCGGCGCTTAATTGGTTGCAATGACGCTTACGGTGGTCTCTTGCCTGCACCGGCACGCTTCCCTTAAGTCGAGACTCGCTGTCGAAACCGTTCAGCCCCGTCACCCCACCGACCTTCGGTGGGACACTCCATCGTACCGCCAGATATCGATGAAGCCACCGAATTACCTACCCGTGCCACGGTAGCGTCAGCCAGACGTCGCCAAACTTCGGGAGTAATCACATGCGCATGCTGCTGATCACCTGTGTAGCCGTTGCGGCGGGTGCCACCACCTTCGCTGGTCAGGCGGCCGCGGACCCGCCGCCGCCCAACCTTGACGGCTACACCGCGGTCGAGGCCACCGCCTTTGAGACCTACTCCGCCTATGCCACCTCCGGTGTGCAGTTCCTCACCCCCGACGGTCTGCACTGCCGCATCACGGCCAACTCCCGTGCCACCGGCGTCGACGGCGCGTGCTGGGGCAAGCTCCCCGGCGTCTCGGGAGACGAGAACCTCGCCACGGTGTCGCTGACCACCTCGACCGCCAGCCTTACCCATATGCCCGACCTGGGCCAGCAGGAAATCGTCGCCCGGCCCGACGCATCACCGGCCGGCCCCGCGGCCATCGACCCCAGCATGTATCGGCCGCTCTCACCGGGGCAGAAGATCACCTACGGCCTCAAGGCCACCGACAAGGTGATCACCTGCGCCGTCGGTGAACAGCGCGAGACAACGTGCATATTGCCCAACAACTTCACCGGTGACGGTCCACACGGATTCGTGCTGTCCCCCACCGGCAGTCGCGCCTTCTAG